GCTTTTATAGTCAATAAGTGTTTGGCACCATTTTCAGATACAATCATGTTAGTTAACGAAATGAACATGAATCATCACCTAGATAACAAGTTACAATTTGATTTTTTCCTAAATACTGTTAGATCAAGGAAAAGATATGCGCCTTGGATGAAAGCGAATAAAAGTAAAACCCTAGAGTATGTTAAAGAGTATTATGGGTATGGTAATGAGAAAGCTAAGTCTGCTCTTAAT